CACTAAACCACTTGGTGGGCAGCATCCATTTTTCTAGTATCGGAAAAGTGGTGTCCCTTAAAGGGTCTGTCGCCGGTGCACTTGAGAGTAACCCGCTTATTGGCGCTTACGGGCGTCATGCGTGGCGAAATCTTTTCGTGGGTCTTTCAATGTCTTGTATGACCCATGCGGTCTTCTCAAACAGCGTCCTGTTTGGAATCTGCATAGACAGGCTTATGCCGGTCGCAATGTTTTCAACATTGAGTGGGACGGGACCATTTTCCGTATAAACGGTCAGGTACTCCTTCTTTATCCACAATGGAGGGGGGGGGAATGCCGGCTTAGCCAGCGCCCCCTTCCAATCGTCTTCGGAGAGATGTACGTCTGTGCTACTCTCTTTGACGCTCATGGAAATGGCTTGTAGCCTAGTTTCCATCGTAGCCGTTTTCCAACCTTTATAGGTTTTCGACTCGGCTACCTCCCAGAAGGGAGTCGCTGCTTGAACAGCTGAAAGCTTTTGTTGGTTAATGTAACCATGTCTTTCTATGAAGGATATCTTGTCGGCGTAACGCCTTAGATGAATTCCTTCGGCCTCACAGGCCTGATCGACCGTCACGAAAGGTAGACTGTCGCATAGAACCTCCATCAACGGATCTTCAAGAAAGTTGAGAGGTTTTGGCACCCCTCTGCTTAGCAGGATGGGTTGCCTGAGTAGTGCAAGCAAACGGTAACCGAATTGCTTCACCCTCACGTCAGCTGACTGGGTCAAGCCCAGCGCCTGTTTGACCTCCTTCGGGAGGATCTCGGACATTATGTCCTGATTCAGCTTTAACAGGCCGAATCCACCGTATTCTCTCGGTAACGCTGAGAGTAATATATGGTCGCCGTACTCGGAGAGGTTCTCTAGGAATGCGGTCACGGCGTAACGCCGCTTGGGATCTGGCCCAGTGTACCACTGGAGCTCTTTTCCCAATTGGAAACCTTTCCCAAACGTTGGGTTGGTATCCTCATCTCCGGAAAACGTTTTCGTTTCAGGGGATAAGAGTCTTACCGGGATTATATCCTGATAGAAGGACTCCGGGAGCCGCGCTGGCTCCGTAGTGAATCGACCATCCATATAGATCGCCTTTTCACAGAACTTGCCTCCTCGAAGGTAAATTCCCCACTTATCGTCCGAGGGCTTAACCCTGTACGATATTGCAGTGGCGTGGTAGCGTTTCAAACGCTCAGCTTTGCCAAGAGCTACCACATCGTCTCCTGCACACCTCCAGGTGTGAACAGAGAGTTCGTTGAAGGACCTAGGTGTTTCCCTAGTGGAACCTACGTCAATCGACTTTGATATGGTGTGCAAGATAATCTTGGTACCCGGTAAACCCATAAGGGCTCCCCGGGTGGACACATCCATATGAGATCCTTGTTCAATAATGAACGGTTGAAGGATTATCTCATGGGCGTTCTTGAAGTACGGGGATACGTCCCCGAATCCCTTCCAGAAACTTTCCATGTGAAGTCTTCCCGCCTCGTATTCTACGTAGTCGGTGGACTTCTCTAAGTCTCCTAGGAGAGCGGCATCAAAGATGCTAGAGGCGATGACGTCCCCAAACTGGGCACTCATGTCTCCGGTGAAATTCCACGCCTGGTTTGCGGCCGACAGGCCGGAAAACAAGGTCGGATCCGATTCAAGGATCCCGCGCATAACATGCGCAAAGGGCTGGAGATACGTCGTTACGTATGCCATGCTCTTCGAGGGTATCCGAGTTTTACCACCCGGCTCTCCCTGCGTGACGAGTGTCGTCACTAACATCTTCCCCGTGGGTTTCCCTTGGAGGTCGATGTATTCCAGCTCCATTAGTTTAATGAAGCAGAACGTCCAGAGAGCGTACGCTAAGCGTTTCTGCTCTAGGCCTGAAGTTGGGGGGTTTATCCAACCCTCATCATACCTGACTTGCCCGAAGTCGTCCAAAGGAGCGACACCGGGAAAGCTACCGGAACCGCGTGGCTTTCCGGCGGAGCAGCGAAACTCGCCGCCTGTTGGAAGGAAGACCGACTCGTTCTCGAGAGGGCATCCCTCGTACCATTCCTTGAATTGAGGAATAATGAACTTCTTCTTACCTCCTTTGGAGCCAGAGAGTTCATAACACCCTTTGTTCGTTAACGAACAGTGGGAGTCCAGGT